TAGAAGTTGTTGAAGAGGTTAAGTATGAAGAAAAAAAGATCATGACTTCTGAGCATGTTAAAGAACTAGAAGATGCCATCGGTGATGATAAGACTTTCCTAGTAAAACTATTCGCTTGGCAAGCTGTGTCTAGCCTATCAGAGTTAGATGACAAGCTATTCGATAAGTTGATAGCTCATGCCAGGAAGAATGCTAGGCCTTCTAAACAAGAATATGTAGAAGCAGAAACAATTGAGGATGCAGTCGATGAATAATTGGATTAAGAAACATGTAGATACAGTAGTAGTATTGGGGGCCGTAGTGGCCTCTGTAATGTATATGAATAATGGTTTTAACTCTGTTAATGAAAAGATATACAAACTTGACAAAGAACTTGCCCTTATAAATAAAGAAGTGTCCATCATAAAGGCAATATTAATCATTCAGAGAATATTACCTCCTGAGCTTGCTTTGGAAGAAATAGAAGGACTGTGTGCATCATGAAGTATAAAATAATCGATATTCAGCAACGTACACCTGAATGGTTTGCTTGGCGCAAAGGTAAAATTAGCGCCAGCATTATGCCATCAATTATGGGACAAAACCCTTATCAATCCTGTATTGATCTATATGATAAGCTCATTAATGAAATTCCTACTGTGATGAATGAACATATACAAAGGGGCATAGATAATGAAGATATAGCCCTTAGGATGTTTATGCAGATGCAGAATAGGGAGTATTTACCTGTCTGCTTAGAAAGCATAGAATATCCCTGGCTCATATGTAGCTGCGATGGATTTAGGGAGATATCTTTTGAGGGATTAGAAGAAAAACACATAGATGGCCTGGAAATAAAGTGTCCAAGGATGTTTAGTTCAGAAATCTACGGTAGTTTGATTCCAATAAAATATTATGCTCAGGTACAGCATTGCATGGCAGTGAGCGGAGCAAAAGAGTGGCATTACATAGAGTATGTAAACGGAATCATAAAAAATTGTGTTGTTCATAGAGATGATCGTTATATCTTACGTTTGATAGATCAAGCTCGATATTTCTATGAATGCTTACAGAATAAAACACCTCCTGAACAGTTATATATAGAAATGACTAAAGAAGAGTTTAGAGAATGCATATTGCCTACAAACCAGGAACAAGAATATGTTTGCCATCCTTAAAGGAAGGCTAATGACCCAAATACCATGCCCTTGCGGAAAGAAGACTGGAATATGCACTCAACTAGACCTATTCGATCCTGGCGCAAATGAGATATGTTGCCGCGGGTGCGGTAAGGTGTTTGATAAAAATATACAAGAGTGGGGAAAAATTGAACGTCCTAAAAATAAGCCAACGGCGCGCAGACGTTATACTAAAAAGAAAAGCGTTGCTTTATCTTTCTGGTAAAAAGAAATTGCCTTTGACTAAAAAAAACGAACGATTATTATTAAGGGGAATGAAGTCTTAATCCTAGCCCCACAGTCCCAAGCTGTGGGGTTTTTTATTGGAGGTATATGGAAGAAAATAAGTTGTCTGAATGCGAACAGACAGATTTAATATACAAAAAATTTACTAAGCTGTTTTTACAAAAAGGATATAATCCAAATCATGTTGTAGCTGCATTAATGTTATTAATGACTCATATTTGTATTCAAGAGTCACAAACTGAAATTGAATTTGAGGAACTTTTGATAGGAATGAGGAGCGTGTTTTGGGAGGCGTGTGGTAGATAAAAAAGTACAAGATCTAGCTGACGTTGTAGATAAAGGTATTTCACTACTAGTAGAAAGTTTTAAGTTAAATAATATCAGTCCTAGAGAGGGATTTAATACATGCGCTAATTATCTAAAAGACTACTGCTGCACTAATGATATTGATGAAAAGACTATTGATAAGATCTTTAAATCTCTGTGCGAATCTACAAAGGAACAGAAAAAACTATGGAAAGAACACGATGAACGAATTCGAAAAGACGATAGATGATATCCTACTAGGAGCTTTAGATCTAATAAAGACACCTGATTTAGAACATGCTGAAAGACAAGTCGGAATAGCTCTCGTCGAGGCTTGTATGCACTACTTCAAAAGAAAGCTAAGCGAGAAATAAAAACCCCACAGACCGCCTGTGGGGAAAATTACCGAAATACAGGATTAATTGTATATTCAATGTGAAACGTTTTCAAAATACAAAAACAGAAAATAAAATGCAATTTATTAAATACAAAGATGAACAACCCACAGAAGATGGCATATATGCTTGCTGTGATGCTTATGGAAGCACTGCTCTATGCTATTGGGAGATATTTGGAGAGCCTTGTAGAGATAAGAGAAGGATACAGAATGGCAATTGGATAGTAGTCATAGAAGGATCTATAAACATAGAAGAGATGGGATTTGATACCGGGAAAGTCTTGGAATGGGCATATTGTTCCTTCCCACAGAAAAAAAAAGGCAAAGAGCCTTGGTTGGGGTAATCATTGAAACCTAAATTAATTGATAAGTTGCTCAAGGTGCAGAAAAAATACTCCCATCTTAATATTTCTTGTCGTATGTGTGGGAGTTCAAAAGGAAAAATAGAAAAATTGCATCCGGATCATTCATATCTATTTTGTGAAGAATGCAGAAAAAAACCCTATGAATTTTATATCCACAAATGCCCCAAAGAGAAAATGAAGAAGTATATATGGAATGGGCAATCTATGATTACAGAAGATGATTAAAACACCCACAGCAACGCCATGGGGTAGAAATACCTATAGGTATATAAACTTAGGAAATTAAGTGATTTAAGGCAATAAAAAAGAGGATAAATGTTAAATGGACTTTCGCTCTTTTCTGGAATCGGAGGAATCGACAAGGCTCTTGAAGAATGGGTGCGGACATCAATTTATTGTGAGCTTGACCCATACTGCCAAGGCGTGCTTTTGTCCAGAATGCAAGATGGATCTTTAGAAGAAGCTCCTATTTGGCCTGACATTACAAGTCTTGACAAGGAGTGCCTGGAAATGATATTCTCTCTAAAAATAGAGGAGGATTCTATGGCAGGTAAACTTAAAAAAATGACAGAAGAACAGGTTGAACAAGCTATTCAAGGATATGAATCTGGAATGTCTTTGGCTGATTTAGGTCATGTTTTTGGCGTGACAAGACAATCTATATGGGATTTATTACGACGCAGAATTGAATTGAGAGATCGACTTGAATTAAAGAAAAAAAATATCAAATATACTCCACCAATAACTCGAACAAATCTAAGATTTGGAGAAGAAAATCATTTTTACAGAGGAGGTAAAAGAGCTGATGAACGAGCCTCCAAAACATTTGAAAATGAAGTCCGTTATGGAAGGATTATTAACCCTGAAATATGTTCAGAATGTCAATCTACAGAACGATTTAAAGATGGAAGAACCGCAATCCAAGGACACCACGACGACTATAATAAGCCACTTGAAGTTAGATGGCTCTGTCAAAAATGTCATTTCGAATGGCACAAACATCACAAACCTATTGCAATCGGAGACCCCACGAGACCCAGTTATGATGCCAAAATTGACATCATTACCGCTGGGTTTCCGTGAGGAAAATGACCATGTCAGGACATTAGCGTTGCAGGAAGCGGAAAGGGCTTGGAGGGAGAGCGAAGCGGCTTATTTTTCGAGATCATACGCTTGGCCAAAGAAATCAAGCCGAGATGGATTTTCCTCGAAAATACAAAAGGAATCCTGTCAAATGGAGGAGTTGAAGTCATTAACTCGCTTACCTCCATCGGGTACAGCTGCCGTTGGATTACTAAGAGCTGTAAAGAGGTTGGATCACCCCAAAATAGAGAGCGATGGTTTTGTCTTGCCCACCTTGACAGCTCGAGAAGCTCCCGATTGTCCATCGGAGAGACGAAGGAACAGTCCAAGTTTAAATTGCATTCTGAATATAAAAAACAACAGCCGTGGCCTAAAGACCAACCCAGGCTTCTTAGAATGGATGATGTCGTTCCCTTTAGGATGGACAGAGCTAAGTGCTTGGGTAATTCCGTACATGTTCAACAAACAAGGGAAGCGTTTGAAGAGTTAATGGGATTAAAAAGCCCCTAAGAGCAAACTCAGGGGCAAACCTTAACTTAACTGGTAAATATGAAAAGAACACCTTTAATGTTCTATTCCAATATGACAAAACGGTAATTTAAACGACAAGGAAAATATGGAATTTACACTTATAGATTTTTATCCCCACGCAAAGGAGAAAATCAACAAGCACGATTTGGGAACTGTTAAGGTTTACATAAAAAGCCTTAACATGTCTCTATCGGGAATTAGGGTTCAAAAGAGAGGAAAACGGCTGCACTTTAAACCTCCTCACTATACTGGATGGAATTATCAGGAAGAAAAATCAATAAGCTACCCTCTGGTGAGTTTTGACGACAAAAGCCAAGTGAATAACTTAATTATATTCCTACATCAAACAGCAACAAAGGTTGTTGTGGATAAATTTAAAAAAATGTTTGAAAGAGATCTTGACATTATAGAAAGAGTTGACCCAAAAGATAGTCAAGTGTAGATTAGTAAAAGCTTTTTAAAAAGAAGTTCCCCTGGTTTTTCCAGGGGAAAAGACCCCGGTATCGAGCGGGGCTGATGAGATGCTTACTTGTGTAACAAGCACAGGTAATGCCGTAGATTATGCAAACGTGCATGATTATACGATACTAAAATGAAAAGTATATCGCAACTAGTAAATACTCGGTCTAGAAAGGCTAGACGATGAGATTAGCAAAATATCAAAAGAAAATCCTTAATCATCTTTTCGGATTTGTTCAAAACGACAGAAAAATATTCATGAAGCAAAAGACAATCGCCGATCGATGCGGTTGTACCCGAAAGCACGTAAACGAAACTCTCGCTCTTTTTAAAAAAATAGGTTTAGTCCAACTGGTTTATCAGGGTCAAAGAAGGCCTAGAATCATCAAGTTTTTACAACCCAAAAACAAGATTTTCTCCTATGTAGAGGTTACACCAGAGGTTACACCTAAAGGTATTGAAGGTTTTGAAGATACTAGCAACAAAGAACTGGCATATTTCAAAGGAATTCTACAACAAGAAGAGAGAAAGAGGGGGATTATCTTCCCAAATTACATAGCCTGCTTGGGCATTACGTTCGAGCAAAAGCTAAAACTCTCGTTATGCTCTGAATCTTCCTATCAAACAGCATTAGAGAAGGCCAAGAGAAAGGCAAAACAAATAAGAGACATCCCCTCTTATGTCATAGGCGCAACGCTTAAAATAGAAGAAAAGAAAGGCAATCGCATAGATTGGAAAAAATTTTACTCAACAATTTAAAAAAAGGCTGGGAATTGTCTTAACCCCCCTCCCTAAGCTAAGTATACTTTACAAAGGAAAGAAAACATGGAAGAAGAACCTAAAAACAAGTTTTACGCACACGGAAAATTCTTTGAAACAGAAGAAGAATTCTTCAAGTTTTGCTCGGAATGGGATGATTCAGACTTCGATTTAGAGGAATTCAAGCACCAAATGTATCTAAGAATCCAAGAAGCAGAAATGAACCTTATGGTAAGAGGAGGAAAGATGTCCAACAGAACCGCTTACAAAATATTAAGGCTATCGACTGATTGGGCTGCAGGTGAACCAAAATGTGGTTACATAAATAAAACCTATGATATAGAGGAAATATGACAAACAAAAAAATTAACTTCACAGACTACGTTTACACCGATAAACACAATGAATGCGGTGTAACTTTTAGAAGATATGAAGAATCTCCACGAATGTTCACTGAAGAAGAAATTTTAAGCTGGACAGTTGTAGTGATTATCATAAACCCGCTAGATAAAAAATAGATGGATACTGAACTACCAGATAAAACCCTCAGAGACATCTTATTAGGCCTTGTCCAGGTCGATCGAAACTTATGTATGGCCATCTGTCAATTAAACGAATACAATAAGCTTCTGAAAGACAAGATAGAATATCTAGAAACCTTATGCCAGGATAGACATGGAAAATGAAGACTCAAAATTCCCAGGAATTGCTGTTTCCAGAATCATCATTGATGCAGCTGAAAGAATATCTAAGTTTTACGATCCAATAAATATGCAGCCAGAGGAGTATGCATCATGGCATGCAGACACACTAGAAGCCCTTATCCGGGTAAACATAAAAGCAAATACGGGTGAGTATGACTACCTTCATGAATAGAAAGTGCAAAGATGCGTTTCTTTTAGGGTTTAAAGCCCCTAAAGAGTTTATCCCAGCAAAGGATAGGCCTTTGCCAGTTTGGATGAAAAATACCCCCTTAGAAACAAAAACAAAGGATCACATGGGAAGATACAGATTAGACATATCAGTAATCATCGATAGCGATGCTATAAAGTCATCAACTGAGTCTGTCATACATATTATGGAAGTTCTTAGGGATGATAAAACATCTACATTCAATGTTCTAAAATTAGAAGTGGATGATTGCGAAAGTAGAATATTCTAACAGTTTTTCTTTGTAAATAGAAGAGCTAAGAACATTGTTAGGAACAATGCTCCTAGCCCAACTAAAAAGATAAAGACTAACTCTTTCATGTCTTTTATATATTGCATGATTAGAATTTATGCAAACATTCTTTTGTTCATTCTGTCGATCACTGAATCGGAGTGATTGTCTGCAAAGTGCGCATACCTTAAAGCTGTAGTATGGTTTCTGTGACCCAATATATGGGAGATCTCTAAAAGCGTAGCTCCAGTCATTGCCAGTTCACTTGCTGCACAATGTCTCAAGTCGTGAAATCTGAAGTCTTTCATACCGAGCCTACGCACTATACCCCTAAACTTTTCACATACTTTCTGCGGCTTATTCTGTGGATCTCTTAGAGATGGAAACACAAGTTCTGAAAATACAGTAATGCCAGAATGCCATTCAATCATGACTTCTTTGGCCTTTCCTGTTAAAGCAAGCGATCTTTTATATCCGTTCTTTGATTCCTGAATAATAATCTTTCCCCTATCTAAGTCAACATCTTCCCATCTAAGCCTTAATATTTCATTCTTTCTCATTCCAGTAGCTAAAGCAACTATTACAACTGGATATATGCATTTAATTTCATGCTTCTTACATTCATCAAGCATTATAGCTCTTTCTTTTGCATTTAGATATTTTACTCTTCCTCTAGGCTCTTTAGGTCTTTTTACTCTGTCCATAGGACTTTCATCCATCCACTGCCATTCTTTGTTAGCGATGATAAATACATGAGATAGAATGGAAAGATATCTTACAACAGTAGCGTTGCTTCTTGTTCCGCCTCTAGGGGTATAAACTTTTAATAGATCATCTCTAAGCTTGCAAAGAATAGCAGGAGTCACATCACTAACCCTTAGATGACCTATTTCCTGTCTTATCTCCTTTAACTGTTGAACCTGATTAGGAGCACTCTTGGGCTTAGTAGGCATAATTTCATCTATATATCTATCTATTAATTGATAAAGGTATCTTTTCTCTGCCTCAGGTTTTTTAAAGTATTTATTACTTCTCATCTCCGCTTGCACTCTTTCTACCCAAATTTTACCTTCTGACATTTTTCCAAAGGTTGCTGTTGCATGAGGATGACCTTTTAGGTTGACGTGCATGCGATACCTAATCTTTCCGTCCTTAGTAATTCTTTTTTCTGCATATCCCATATTTATCCAAATTTTGTATTGTTATGTTATGAATTTTTAAATCTAGTTTGGGTATTTTACACTTTACGTATATTTAATATCCAGCTTATGATGCATGGACATAAAGTTAGATGCTTATTTATCAATATGTATAAAACAATAATTTGCTATTGGGTAAGTGCATGGTATGGAATTTAGGTTATTAAAATGAATAAACACATACACTTAATTTAAGTTAGTTATGAATTATTTTCAGAAGGCGTTGCAGGATTCATGTAAAATTACATATTTAATTGATTATACTGTAATGCCTGATATTTTTTTAAAAATAACATTTAATATAGTAGGAACATTTTGCTTAGAAATTGATAACATGGGGCTGCATAATGCCACGCAACTAGCATGCTCAAATATGAAAGCGATAAAAAAAATATATGGAAAAAAATTTCTATTTACGATGCCTGAACTATCATTCACTCCAAATGAAAATTTGTTTTCTTTGAAAGTCGGACTTATGGAAAAATCTAGGTATAAAGAAATTTGTTGGAAAAAATTATGCAAAGAAAGGCAATCCAACGACTGACATATGCATAACCATTAAAGGCCAAAATACCCTTTGCATCAACGCATCTCACGTAAATGAGAAATATATTCCAACAAATCCTCCGATCAATATAAAGTACAATAAAGAAATACGACAATTCACATCAATCGATCTGGAAAAGATAAATGGAAAGGAAAAAGTCATTAAAAAGAAAAAACTTAAAATCTAAGATAGATGTCTTAGATAACTGTCCCCCTAATCTGAGTAAGGAAAAGATTGATGAATATCTAAAGCCTTATGTTGTCCAGATAAAAAGGGATGAATGTACTGACTATCTAGTATCCACGATATTCCTAGTTAGCACAGGATTGCATGAAACTTATATATCTAATCATAATGGCAAAGGGGTTGTTGAAACCTATGAATCCAGGGATGCAGCTCAAAAGGGACATGAGTACTGGCTTCGATTAGTAAAGACAGATAAAAAATTTGACCCGAGTATGTATGATTAAATTCTATGAAAGATACCAGCACTTAAGAATTATGGCCCTTGCTGCCGCGATTATCCTAATATCTGTAGGAAAGCTATTCTCTTATACACTAGACATAGAGATATGCAAGCCTGAGGTGGAGATACAGTTTGATCAGGAAAGACATTATGATAGAGAAAGATATGCTCCTGAGCCAGTAGATAGAGCGCAGGAAAGAACTAGGGATGACATCGAGAGGATGGCATGACTTGGCCCATGTGTGTTTTTCTTTGTGTTGGTTTTATTTGCTTTGCTCTTATTATGATATATTCATAAACTTATCATTGCAGAGATGCCAAATATGGAGGCAGTCGCATGACAGCGCATACGTCAGAACAAACCACTTTTGTGACAAATTCTCGTCCGTTGGTGTAAATCCAACCTATGCCTTGTTACTTCTTCAACTCGCCCTCAATAACACTCTCTACAACCTCTTCAACAACATCGATCACCTCTTTCTCTACGGCAGGATGAGCCTTCATGTATGAGCATGATGTGGCCAAGATAATAGATGTTAGGATTATTAGGGTCATGATTGGTTTATGATCCCTTGATATGTTAGATTACATGTCCAGTTGTATGTTGTAGCTAGTATGCCAGTAACCCTAATCAATAGGTTTGCTCCTGATACTGATATAGTTACCAATCCCGTAGATGTAGATAAAGGGGTAACCACAGGAACACCAACCGTTGCAACCGTACCAGCAGTATTATGGGCCGTAGCCAATATTAGGGACGATGTAGTATCTGTGAATGTAGAGTTCTGTCCTATAACCGTTCCAGAGACAATAATGCTCTGATTAGCCTTTATAGGAATAGAAGCTATGGTGGTAACTGTAGCATTTGTGGTCTGTACATACGACTGAACCTCGCACACTTCAGAGTAATTAAAAGCTACAGGCGTTCCGCTTAAATTATATGAACCATACTTATTTATCACATCTGGAAGAGCATCTTGAATTTCTGTGTTTAAAATAGTTGTTGAGCTTCCGAATGTAGTAAATATATCAGATATAAACGTTTGTCCATCTACAGGGTTTATGAAGCAATCCTGTAGAAATAGTGTATTTGTACCTACCGGGCTAATAGTAACTCCACCGGCTAGAAAAAGATCTAGACCAATAGCTGTAAAGTAAAACTGTGAGCACACTACATCAATTGGGTTGGAGATTCCTAGACTGTATGACCTATCATGCTCTGCCTCAAAATTAACAGATAGAACCCCTGAAGTGGTTCCGGTAACTCCCCCTAAAGAGCTAGTGATATGACATTTTAGGAAAGTCAAATCGAAGCTATACGATCCAGAAATGGTAATGGTTGGTAAAATAACAATACAATCCCATCCCTCTATATAGCTTATCCCTGCGCTGGCTGTTGCTGATAAGTTAGAGGTGATGTTTAAATAACATGCATATAATTGTACTGAAATAGAAAAGCTTTGAGTATTAAAGAAGTATGCTGCATTAAACAGCACATTAGTGAAAACGATTCCAGCAAAAGATGATACTGGTGTAGTGAAGTGCACACAATAAGAAGCTGCACTACTAATTTCCATATTAAGAACTTGCGCATTCTGAATATCAGCTGCACTATTATCGAATAGGATATGACCTACCAAAATAACTGGCATCGTCTGATTAGCAGAAAATGGATTAGCTGCACTTGTTCCATATAGGACTATACCGGCTGGCACCGTAAGGTTTTCTGTATATATGCCTGGCTTAATGTAAATCACCTTAAGAACAGTGTTACTTGCTCCATCTATGACAGCTTGATCGATCGCCGTTTGGATAGTTGAATATTGGCTATGAGCATCTGAACCTACAATATAAGGAGTTAAGCTATAGTAAGTACCTCCTGCTGCTGACTGAAAGGTTGGAGATACACCCGTACCATTGCTGGTAAGTACAAATCCCGCCGTAGAAGCATCTACACCGCTCCACGCGCCCGAAGATGATTGATATTGCGTACCCTGCTGTCTAGCGTTAATAGCATTATTCCAAGTTACCATTAGGTAGCCTCTGGTTGAGTTTCTTGATGCTCTATGGTTAATATACTTATAGGCTCAGGAGATTTATTTTCTAAGATTTGTTGAGTATTATTTTTGGGCTGTTCCACTAAAGCCTCGATTAAAGACCCCTGAATTCCATCATGATCAAATTGTATCGTAGGATCACAAAAAATCTTAATGCCTGCCTGCGCAGCTCTATGGCAGAAAATGTAATCCTCGCCCCAAAATTCCCCTTCCATCACCTTTGTTTCAAATAGGGAATATCCAAAAGGATGAGGCGCATTGGCCTGATCCTTGGGAACAAATTTAAGTTCAGGGAAATACTCTCTCATTTTTTCAATAACACATCTCTTGATCAACATGAACCCAGCAGGCACATATTGCATGGGAAATAGGCCTTTTTCATTCCTTTGCATTTTATTGTCACTATTAAATATAGGACGAAATAAAAAATCCTTACCTCTTCTAGCTGGATAACAGCCTACAACGAAATCTTCTTGGTATTTGAACATGTTTAACACAGATTCGGCATTCCACCCCAAATCAGCATCAATACATAGCATATGTGTTGCGCCAGACAACATGAACTCTTCAGTTAGTCTATTCCTTTCTGCACACAAAAGAGATCCAGAAGTGCTTAGCTTGAATTTAACATCTATTCCATAACCGCCGAGGATTCTATAAGTCTCAGCTAAGGATACCGCATATTGCACATTTACTTTTCCTAAATAGGCTGGTGTGCATATAAATAATCTTATCATAGTGCTCTTATAAATAGTTTTCGTTGTAAATCAGATGGCAATTGCGATGTAATGTTAGAATTAGCATCCGTTGGCAATTGAAATTGCGTTGCAGTGTTATAAGAGTAATTGGTATTTGTTGTAAAGATTCCGCCTCCATTTAATCCTCCACCATACCCCGCTACGAATGTGGTTGAATAGATCATGGATTGAATTACTTGTAGCTGTACACCGTTAATGACAGTAGGATTATTAGTGCTTGTCTGAAGGTTGATCGTTTTCCAGGTGATACCGTCTGTACTTGTTCCTGCTACACCTACTCCACCAAAGGCATAAGTGTTGTTGCCAAATGCTACTGCGCCTATATTAGAGGTAGTATTGCCATTTCGGGATGTCCATGTTACGCCATCGGTTGACGTGCATAAATTGACCATTGGCGTATTCGCTGCTATATTTGATCCCAGAACCCACAAGCTATTTCCAAAGGCTAGTGATGTTATGGTGGTGGTTGCATACTGAGCTACAGGAGTATCTTGATTATGAACCCAAGTGATCGCGTCGGTCGATGTGTAAACTGATCCAGGTAACTGCGCTCCCGCTGTACAGATAGTGAATACATTGTTACCAAAGACACAAGAACCGAAAGTATATCGAACGTTAGCGCTGCGATAGGTCCAGGTCGTGGCATCTGTGCTTGAGAGAATCAACCCATTCTGTCCTACGCAACAATAAGTAGAGTTTCCATAGGATACAGCAAAGATGGTGCTAGTACTGCCCGATACCCGGGTATTCCATGTCGTAGCGTCAGTGCTTGATAGAATTGTGCCCGCGAGTCCTACTGCCACATACACTGTTCCGAATGTCACAGAGTTTAGAGTATTAGCAGTCCCAGAGGTACGAGCCGTCCAAGTGGTTCCATCGGTGCTTGACCCCAATCCACCACCTGCTGTGCAGTATAGATAGACTGTTCCATAAGTTAGACCCATGATAGTTGAAGCTGTATTAGATGTGCGGGCCGTCCAAGTTATAGCATCTGTAGAGCTACGAATTGATGCAGAAGTGCTATATACAAAGACTGTTCCAAAAGTCATGCATCCTATTGAAGTAGCTACACCACTTGTCCTAGGAGTCCAGCTTATAGCATCTGTGGAAGTTGATAAACCACCACCACCCCCAGCAAACACATATGTGCTTAGACCAAAGGTTAGAGAGCTTATAGCGCTAGTAGTTCCTGGGATTCTAACAGTCCAATTAACCTGATCAGTGGATGTGTAGATCATGGCTCTATTTGGGTTGCAAGCAACCCACTTTGTTCCGCTCCAGATCAAGGCATTGGATGCACCCGCAGCTATAGTCCCCACAATGCAAGGGCTTCTTGTTGACCAAGTTGTGGCGTCTGTACTAGTCCATGTTCCCCAACCGTTTGCAGCAATAAAAAGATTAGATCCATTATATGCTACAGCAGAGAAAGGAGAATCAGCCGCAACTATAGGAGTGTTGAAGGCAATTCCGTCTGTGGATGTGATAATATTTCCAAAGCCATCCCCCATTACGAAAAGAGAGTTACCGAATGTCATTCCAAAGATTGTGGAAGATGAACCGCTGACGTGAGTAGTCCATGATATACCATCAGTGGATCGCGATGTTATGCCAGATGCACCACCTGCCACAAAGGCAGAATTACCAAACGCTAGGGATACAAGGCTAGATGAGGTTTGAGAATTTCTGGGCACCCAGGTGATTGCATCAGTGCTAGACCCTACGGTGCCATTAGCCCCTGAATAGACATACACAGACGCGCCAAAAGCTACAGCATTAATGCCGTTATTAGTATTGCTGACATTCTTAGCATCTTGAGCTGTCCAAGTAGTATATGGTCCTCCAATGAGTCCCATTCTCCCAAATAGCGTTGCATATGTAGCCTGAGATACTATAGATCCATCACAAGCTAACCAATTTGGATTAGGATAGGTTGAACTACTGCCGGTAGTAAATTCCATTAATGCCCCTATAGGCAGGATATCCTTATAGGTAGGCGCAGAAGTTGTTCCATTTGATGTGAGCAGAAGCCCAGCACTTCCAACTACGCCGCTCCAAGCTCCGCTTGTGCTCTGATATTGCACTCCGGTTTGGTTAGCATTTAAAGCATTGTTCCAAGTTACCATTTATACCTTATACGTAGAGGATGTTTCCTTGAGGTGCACCTTGTACAGTCCATGTGGTATCCGCAACTGTACATTCTATTCTAATACTATCAAATTGGTTTTGAGCTACTAACGCTCCTCCGGTACCTGTTGTGGTAACTACAGAGCCAAAGTGAATCAGTTGTGAGGCATTTTGAGCAATTGTCCAGCCACCTGCTCCTTTGCCTGTAACGACAATTATTGAACCATATGCAGCCGTTACTGGAAGCGTAAGAGTTACTAGTCCAGCGTTATTGGCTGTATATTGGGTGTTAATTGCCATTGCTTGTGTTGTTCCAGTTACATCAACTGAAGCTAAACCACCACCTGTTGCATTAACAGTAATAGAGCCTGCTGCGTTAGCAACTAGAATGCCTGTACCAGAGGTAATGGCTGCGGGCACAGGATCTACACCAGTACTACCTATTAAGATCTGACCGTTGGTTAAAGTTAGGCTGGTAATAGCGCTAGAAGCCCCACCCACTAATACGGAATGTTGCGTTAAAGGACTTCCAGTCCAAACGCCTGCGTTAATTGTCTGTACGCCTGTTTGATTAGCGTTAACTGCATTATTCCATGCCATATTGTTGCCTTAATTATAATTGTTAAACATAAAGGAAATTACCTTGGTCATTCTGTACTTGCCAAAAGTCAGCATCTCTAGCCACTAGCTCTAAAGAGTCACCTTGAGCTGTGGAGGCCAGTTGACCTGTCACTCCTACTGTAGTAAGAACTGAACCATATCTTATTTGGCTACCAGCATTAGGCTGAGCAATGATCCATCCTGTAGCTCCTGACAGAGAAATCTTAATTGTATCTCCTAGAACTCCTACAGGTGGAAGAGTAAAGCTAAGAACTCCTCCGGGCGAGATTGCATAATAACCGTTGAAGGAAACTAAAGTGGTACTCACTGAAACGTTATGCCAAGCGAATCTATCAGAAGGAATTAAAGATACCTCCCCGTCTGAATCAACTGTGAAGTCAACAGGATTAAAAGAGGCTACTCCCCTATCGGTTGTAGATGCATAAGGACGAAGTCCAAGGAGTTGAGTAGTTAATGTGGCATTGATAGTCGAAGATGATCCAGTAAATGACATGGCCGAGTATCTAAATGTACCTGTTCCGTCTACTGCATTGGTATTAGAAGAATTAATACTGCACATATCAGCTGTAACAACTACGCCGGCTGCAATAGTTATACCGGGAGATGATCCAGCATTAATATCTACCTGAGCTAGGAGAGCCTGAGTAGTTCCGTTTAAAGCGATTGACTGAGTTGATGAATACTCAATTCCTAATTGAGATGCACCAGATACAGTAATGTTGTTCTTTATCTGAGAATTATTGATGCTCAAAGCTGAAGTGCCAGATACTGTAAGGAAAGTATCCATTGATGAATTACCAAACTGTAACCCAACATCAACACCTACGAATCCAGGATTACCCGATTGATTAAGGAATTGACAGGCGGAGAAGCTAGCCGCTAAGTCTGTGCAATCAAAGAAGTCTCCAACATCCCCTATTCCAATACAATTGATAGATAATATATTGGCATTAGCGTTTGTGCCTTGGATAGCTGCTACTGTATTAGATGTAAAAATAACGTTCTGCATAGTGAAAAAGACGCTATTTGACCCACTGAATAATAGGCTTGGATCGACACCGTTACCATGCAGATTTACATTAGCTATACCCGCGGATCCTGTGGCAGTTACAGTGATTTGTCCTGAAATGGTGGCATTACAGCCCCCTTGAAGATCACTGCCATAGCTGCATAAGGTAACATTTGTAGGTAGATTGAAGCTTTCTACATAGGGAGCAGTATTGGCTCTAATGAATACTTTTCCTCCGCCCGCTGTGCCCGCAGCTGCTACAGCTGCTGTTACTGTAGAATAATTAGCCTTAGAACCAGTAGTAACGGATGGATCAACAACATACGCGGTAGTAAATCTAAGATCTTCTAGGTCTATAGATGATCCGGCAACAGTTCTTTCTAGATTTGTAGAAGTGACGTTTGTAACTGCTGCTCCACCTGCTACTTCTAAGTTTATATTGGGAGTGTCATAACTTATGGTAACTGAACCTCCGGTCGAGGTAATAGTTCCGACATTTATGTGAGTACCACCCGCATTTGCAGCTGTAGTAGCAATCAGCATTTGTCCATCTGTCAGCAATGTTGGAGCAGGAAGGCCAACATTAGAGAAGTCTACGTTTGTTCCGTAAAGAACATCTTGTCTTATGCCTGCCATTAGCTCACCTGAGTTATGAAGGCGATGCATCGCCATTGGATTGTTTTAGCTGCTACGCCTGTCACTTGAAAAATTGCATTGTTTCCAGATACCACCAAATTAGCATCCGATGCTGTCATGGGGGTTGCTGCTTCGATATTTATGATCTTATCGGGAGTTCCAATAAGAACGGCTGTCGCACCATCAGTTCTAATAGTGCCAAAAATCGAGAATCCAGCACCTGCATTATCTGTAATATCAAATGCTGTATAGTTAAGATCAAAAGTATAAACTGCAGGTAATGCAGATAAAGCAAAGGTCATTGTATTATTAGGAGTAGCATTAACAGTTGTAGCTGTCTGATTACTATAATTATCTAAACCAATGCTTACTGCGCCTACCTGAGCGACCCCAGATACTCCATTGGCTGTAATAGGTGAAACGCCTGTTACAGACGTTACAGCTCCTCCCCCTCCGCCTGTAGAACCTAGTTGTGCATATGACATTAGGCCTGTACCCTCGTTACAATGTGAGCGATGATAGATCCGCTTGCACCAGGTGCTACTACTTGTTTAACATATAGCTGGGAACCTTTAGGCACGTAATACTCTTGATCTACACCCCTAAAATAAAGGGTTGATTCATCTAATGTGAGTGTTCCATTCGCTGGAATCCTGCACATATTTGTCACACCATCTTTAGATATATAAACATCCGCATTAGATGTATTAAAGAATGACATCTTTAATGCTGGATTAGATAGAACAGTACCAAATGCTTGATATGAACCTGTCACAGCTGTTGCCGTGAACTCTTTTAGTTCGATTGGAAGTATGCGACCCATTTTTACCTCTGTTGAGAGCTAACATTATTATTGCTCATTTCAGGGGCTTATTAAGCCCCTTAACTTATTCGTGTTCGGTGTATTGCTTCTGCATCTGTTCAGCTGCTGCCTGTTCTTCTTTATGTGCAGCTACCATCCTATCTACTACGTATCCTTTAGCCATCATGAGAGCATCATGAAATATTCCTAGGGCGGTAGTGTTTTCACAATAAATCTCACAGACTGCAATACCTTCTATCTTTAATGCTAAGAAGGCTCTTTGTCTAATTTCTACAGGATCAAATTTTTGCATTGTCATTCCTTATGCTGCTGTGGTTATGTTTGTCCATGTTGTTGCTGAATCAGTGTTGATATACGCTCTTGTGCTTACGCTTGAACCGTCAGTTCTTAGGTACAATGAACCTTGTGGTGCTGTTACAGATCCACTTGGTGAACCAGCGCCAGCAAGAATTTGAGGGCCAGCAGCTGAGTTAAGAGCTACCTTACCAGCCATTGTAATAAGGCCTGTGCCTGCTTGGATAGTTGTTGCAGCTGCTCCGGTAGTCGAACCAATGGTAACGAGGTTAGCAACAGCGGAATCTGCGATATGAACTGTTTTTACTCCTGTTCCGCCTGTAGCTACGTTAACAATCTGAGCGCCTGTTCCCCCACCTAAAGTAATGGTGCCAGTTTGGAGACCTGTACCACCAATTGTGATAGTACCTGTAGTCATTGCAGCGCCAATGGATAAAGAACCGCCAGTCTGTGTGTTACCGATGGTTATAATGTTAGCGCCTGTACCACCGATAGCAATTGTCTTAACGACAGCTGCTCCTGTACCGATAGAGATAGCCGTTGCTGAAGCATCTGTTGATATGCCTAATGCGCCAGTCCCTGAGTTAACAGTCAATGTGCCACCAGTAGAAGTAACAGCTAAAGCGCCTGAACCTGATTGAAGCGTTGTAGCAGAGGTTGAGTTAGTGGAACCTATGATCAATGTCTTAACGGCTGCACCAGTAGCTATAGAAACTGCTGTAGCTGAAGCGTCAGTGCTTATACCAAGCGCTCCTACACCTGAATTGACTGTTAGTGCGCCACCTGTTGAAGTGACACTTAATACACCGGAGCCCGATTGAATCACTGTAGAAGCTGCGCCAGTTGTAGAACCTAGTGTTACTGTATGAGCTACTGCGTTAGATCCAAGGTTTAATGCGCCTGTGCCTACATCTACAGTTACTGCTGTAGCACCTGTCCCATTACCAATGCTGATAGTTTTTGCAATTGATGTGCCGATAGTGATAGGGCCTGTGCCAGCATCGATTACGACTGCTGAAGCGCCAGTTTGACTTCCGATAGATACTGTATGAGCTACAGCATTAGTGCCGATATTTATCCCAGCAGTTCCAGAATTAATTACAACTTGTGTAGCAGTTGTGCCGTTACCTACAGTGATAATTCTCTCTGATGCACCTGTACCAATGTTGATGTTTTGCGCATCAGCATCATTACCGATCCCAATAACTCCTGCGGACGAGTTCAGTTCTAGAACACCATCAGCATCTAAAAGCATTGTGTCGTCGGAATTAAGAACAATATCTCCTGTACCTGTTGTGGTTACTGTGAAACTACCTGTACCTGTGTTTACAGCAACGGCTGTTGCGCCAGTGATATTACCTAAGGTAATAGTTCTAGCTCCTGCACCTGTACCAAGATTAATTGATCCTGTAGAAGCATCACCGCCTAAATTAAGCGCTGTTGCTCCTGTTACGATGTTTGCAGATCCGTTTAATGATGTAAGCCCTGTTACGCCAAGCGTCCCGGAAATAAGAACGTTTGTAAAAGAAGGCGATGAACCGCCCCCTCCTAAAACTTGAGCTACCTTTAGAGGCGTCATTGCTGTGTTGTCGTTAGTGCCTGTTGTAGCCTCTAGGCTAGTGCTAAGCTGTCCAATGCCCGATACAGTCTCAGACCATGCAGGCGCGCCAGCAATCGCTAGATTATCGGCATAGAATTTAGTAGCCACAGGATAGGAAATAGATGATGTACCCTCAGTAAGGAATACGACACCTTCAACAGTTGCGCTAGCCGAGGGAACAAGTGCTCCTACTGCGCTTGCAAGTGTTGCTGGGGAGATAGCTAGCTGAGTGTCAACTCCTGCTGCTGCTTCTTGAGTATTTGCGAATCTGGCAGTCCCTGTCCAAGATTGATTGGATTGACGGCCGTTGTACATATTGGGTCTGGCAAATTTTGGCATATAGCCTCCTTATTGGTTTGCCTTAAAAATAGCGCATGGATAATATAAACGGAAATTTAACTTGTCATATTTTAAAGAAGGGTGCATAAAAACATACATGACTACTAGTGACTGTCGAAGAGTAATCTTTAAGATGCCTAAGTGCCAATTCATAGATTTGAAATTGGCCTGCGTGCTCACCGAAAAATCTATGAGTTCTTTTATAAGAGCAGCAATTCAAGAAAGAATCAAGAAGTGTAAAGATCAAAACAAAATATAGTATTTATAATACTATTCTATTTAAATTAAATTAATTATCTGTATTGTTTCAAAATGAGACACGTGTTATATTTATGGGATAAATAATAGGATAGCTCTAAAATGAAAGAAAACTACATAGACAGAAACTACATAGTGGTTTGTAGAGCTATACATATTTTATCTGGACTTTTTGATAACATATGCACTCCGATTAGGAATTCTTATTTTTATGATTTGGTAGTGGAAAGAGATTTCAATATATACAGAGTAAAGGTGATCTGTACTTCATGTAAGGCTCCTAGTGGATCTTACGTAGCAAATATAAGAAGAGCAGGCGGAAACTGGAAAGGAAAATCTATAAATTTGGCCTTCGATCCAAGAAACTGTGATTTTATATATATTGATACTCCTCGTCACTGCTATCTTATAAGCACTGATAGAGTTATGACGAAAAGAGCCTTAACTTTAAGTATGTTTGAAGATTGTATCGTTTTTAGGGAATAGCTCAGTTGGTAGAGCTCCAAACTGTTAATTTGGCTGTCGCAGGTTCGAGCCCTGCTTCCCTAGTTTTTATAAAATAGAATGGAAAAATAGGAGAATTATGTTTAAAAAATTCAAAGATGATTTTATTTTCTTAGGTTTAGTTATAGGAATTCCAGCATTATATTACATATGGATATCTGGATTAGTTGAAATGGTTGTTACATTGTTATTATATGCGATTGGTGCTTTCGTTGCATATATTATGGTATTAGGATTATTTCATGATTTTGCAGATTTAGTAGCTAAAAAAACGGTAGCTCTAAAGAATAAAGACCACTAGAATTAGTGGTCTTCTTTCCATCTCTTATAAATTCTGTTAGCCCTAGTTTCCCCATACTTCTTTCTCCATTCTTTCATCAATTGATTTCTCTTAAGAGGGCTAGATTTCTTAAATTCTTCTAATCTTGAATCATCAAAAGAACTCTTCATGAAATCTTGCAACGCCTTACCTAATCCAAAAGTGGAATAAGATGTAAATTTTCCCAATCCTGAAAGTATTTTTAGAGGCACCTTTAATGTCTTAGCTTGATCTTTATCAAAGGATTCGTCGATGATTCCTCCGATTAAAGAAGATATTATTCCTCCAACAAAAATCTTTCCTTTATTGTTACTATATTTGCTGAATATTTTATCTATTATCTGCTTAGCTTTTAGTTCTGATTTTTTAGCTTCTTTAATTTTATCTGGTGTAGGATCTTTTGCTGCTTCAGCATTTTTCTTGATTACATCACTTAGAGATTCTTTTGCTTTCACTACTTCAGCTTTAGGAACGCCACTTTCCTTGGAAACTTTCTGTGCATTAGCATCGGAAGGATCTTTCACATACTCATTTACAAGTTTATCTATAGCATTTTTAGCGGCTTTTGAAGTTTTTATCTCTTCATTTCCTAGTAATTTCCTATGCTCAAAATATTCTCTTTGCAATTCAGCAACATCTTGTCTCATTTGTTTTAATAATTGCTTATTAAAAGCTCCCTTAGCTCCCTTAAGAAGATTCTTTCCTCTAATTTTATCCTTCTGAATGGTTGTCTTAGCTTCATTATGCTTCAGCCTACTCTTTAGCCTATCTCTAAACTCATTCAGATCTTTCAGTTGCTTAACTTCATTCGGTTCTTTAGATCCTTTTAGATCCTCTATCTCGTTAGAAACTTTTTCAATCATATCTTTGTAAGCATCTGCATATTGCTTTTCTACACGTACGTAAGTATCCTCATAATCTACTTTTGGAAGCTCCCCTCTTTCTGTCAAATCCTGCGCTATTTCTAGATCTTTTTTAAGAGTCTCTATTTGTTTCTCGATCTTAGCTATCTGTTTAGCATCTTTTTCTACTGGGTTTTTTATATCTTCCTGCATTCCCTTAAAAGATTCAGAGATTTGTAATTCTAAAGCTTCAGGAGTAGGCCGAGGGCGTCCCCATTTCATCTCGTGCTTAATATCTCTTAGGCTTTCTCTAAGTTTTGCAGCCTCTCGTTGAGCATATAAGGCATTTGTTTCTAGTTTAACCTTATTCTCTGGCTTAGCCTCTTTTATAGCCTTATGGATTCTATCGACTTCTTCTTTAGCTGTTTTAAAGTCTTCTAAAACTTGCTTTTCTTTTACTTGCAATCGCTCTACTCGCGCCATTTCGGATGCTTGTCCAGCAGGAGTTTTCCTTTCTTGCCCTTCTTCCGGCTTGCGTTGCTTCTCTGTATATTTTTCTACATATTCTGAGGGTGATTTAGCTATTTTCTCTAAAGCCTTTGATGTTTCTTTTTCTTTAGGTTGCAGCTTGCCCTTACCAGTTACTTCTGGTACTTCTGTCTTCTGAGCTACTTTACCAGACTTACCAGAATCAACAACAACCTCTACATTACGTAGTTTTAGCCTATCCATAGCAGACTCTACAACTTTAGAGACCTGCTCAGGGGATTCTGCTTCAGCAACTGACTTGGCTTCTTCTGGGGTAAGTTTACTAAATGCTTCATCGAATATTTTTACTTCTGCTGGATTCTTTGATCTTGCTGATTCAATAGAACTTCTAGCAACTTCAGATAATTTACCTCCCGCTTTGAAGGCAACTACCGTAGCTAGACCATGCGCAAAATCATGGGATGTTGGAAGCCTTCCTTCTACAATTGCAGGAATAGCTGATAAGGCGGTTACCTCGGCACCTAGAAGAACAGCTTGTTCAGATGCATAGTTATTGAGGTACTTTCCTATGATAGGCGTCTTGGCAATCGCTTGCTTAAGGCCTGGAATTGTCTCCAAAACTTTTCCCATAATTAAAGCAGAAGCACTATCCTTTAATAACTTCTCACCTCTTTTAGCCATCTTTTCATTATATATATTACTATTCTTATCTATGCTACCGCCTTTCTTAAAGGGATTTCCTTGAAAGAATAAATTAGTTCCTGGTGTAACGCCGGGTAGATCTATTTCACCTGCTTTGGCAGCTTCTCCAATTTGTTGGGCAGCTGTTTTCATTGCCGTTACTACAGCGAACGCGCCTGGGCCTCCTAATGCAGGAGTAAGACCTATGATAGGAATAAGATCCGGAACAGTTGATCCTATACTAGCAGCTACTTGCTGTCCAAATCCTGGATTTTTTTCTAGTTCCTTTGCAATCTCCTCTGGAGTTCTTTGCCTGCCCATTAACTGAGCAAATAAACTGTCTCTATTAAATGCTTCTAGAAGTGATCCGCCAACTTTCTTAGCTGCCTTACCAAAAGATTCTTCTTCTTTTTTCTTCTCATCAATTATTTCTTGTTGTTGTGCATCTTGCTCTTGCTTAGCTAGAAATGTTCTAGTCGCTGCTAAAGATGCATCGTTAGCCGATAACCCTTGATCAATAAACTTTTCAGATAGTTGTAATATTTTATCTCTATCATCAGTTGAAAAGGATTTTCCTAGATCTAGTGCTTTAATAGCATTATTTAATGAAGGAAGTAAATTAGCTTTCTGTTTAGCCATTACTTCTCTTTCTTTAAATATTCCTTTTTTCTTTTCATTTAGAAAATCAAGTGCAGGCTTTTGTCTTTCTGTAGAAACATTTGATATAATTGAATTAATGGCAAAATCTATTGCCTCAGGATCTTTACTCTTTCCAGCTTCTCTTAATATATTATCTATAGAGGTATCTTCTCGAACCTTCTTAAAAGCTCCGCTAATGTTATTACCTACAGCTCTTCCTATATCAAAAGACGATGGTGGTGTTGTCATACATATTCCTGTTGATCTGCTTCAAAACCCTTTCTGGCTGTTTTATAAGTATCGGTCATGGAGTCTATGGGTTGCTTTTTATTTCCAAATATATTTGCAAGATCATCTTTGAATCCTGAGCTTGATAGATATCCTGCAAACCCCTGTGAAGCTCCCTCACCTACGCTCTGTGCTCCTGAGCCTGGCTGACCAAGGATATTAGATATAGCGCTAGATTGTCTATTCTGTGCGCCCTGCTGATAGTTCATATAATGTTCATTAAGAAGCTGATCTAAGTCTACTCCGGCTCTTGTCAAAGTATCATCAAGTCCACTTCCTCTTTGTTGACCAGAGGCTATAGCATTTTGCTGTATTTGTGGTGCTATCTGATTATTAAATCTTGCCTTAGCAGGATCTACAAAAGACTTCTGGAATGAGGCTTCATCTGCATTGAATAGATCGTTATAGGTTCCTTGGCCTTTAAGAGAGGCTAGTAAGTCGTCTACTAGATTTCTTTGCTTCTTCTGTAATCCTGTTTCTTTCTTACGTCCAAATATGCCTCCGGCAACTGCTCCTAATCCTGCTCCTACAGCACTACCAACAGGGCCTGCAAAAGAACCTAATGTAGCTCCTGTACCTGCTCCGCCTAATGCTCCTTCTCCACTAAATGCCATAAAATCTCCTAGCTTAAAGCTGTCCAGATGACTGTTGTAGAAGTGTCATGATTGGTCAACATTTCAACTTTGTTTGTATTTAAGTTTATATTCAAGTCCCCATTACTCAGGAAAGTATCACTAACAAGGCCATCTGTAGTCCTCTGATATACGTCTGGCTTACGATTTATAGCCGTAGCCAAATCGATGTACATTTTCTCTATGATCAGAAGAAGCTCTTCTACTGTCATATCCTGTCTATTTCCAACGTTTAAATATTCAAGTATTTTTGCCATATTATGAGCTAGTTAAGCCTCCCACTTCACAATGGATTCGTATGCTTGTTACTATAACTTGAGTAGAGGGATTCTGCTGACTCATTGCAAACGTCAGGAAGTTAGCCTCTTGATTCACTATGCATGTGATCCATTCCCGAGCCTTATTTGTACCTACAGGCTGCAATAGCACATTTGCCTTGAATGGAGCCTCTTCCTCATCCTCATAGATATCTATCATTAGATTTCCACCGTTAGTATCTATCAAGAACTCTACATGCGATACATAGCATCGATATCCTTGGCTTCTGTAGGGATTAAAAGGCACAGTCTCTGCATAGAAGCTGATAACCTTAGATAAAGTACCACCCATAGTATATGCGTCAAATAACGTGGTATCTAGATTAACGGTAATGCTTGTAAGTGTAGCTGCAAGGATAGTGGCTTTTAGGCCGTTGATCTGTGTCATTCCCTCTACACTATCAAAAGAAACTATATCCCCTACTGCAAAAGCTGACTCGGCAACCGTTATAACAGCGGATGAAGCATTAGTTATGTTAGTTATCTCTACAAAATAATCATCATAATCTGCATTTAATTCGTAAACAAAACCGTAATTATCTCCTGCAAGAGTTTTTTGTACAGTCGCACTTATGCCAATCTTATTCCATATCTCTTCTGTGGTATCCATTTGACCCCACGAAGGATCTTGTGTTTCATCAATATCATCCCAAGCTAAATCAATACCTTTGTCAGTTTGTCCAAATACGGAGAATCTTTGATCGTATATAGACCATGTCCCTTCTTCGTAATTATTGACGAGCACTTGATCTTGTGTGAGTACAGATGAATTAGATAAAGCTCCTAGATAAGCGAATAGGAATTGAGAATTTACCCTATCAAATCCACCATACGTAAGATTAAATTCTGCCTGATCGATATCATCAGCCGTAAAGTTAGGAATCTTGTTGTCGCTTCTAAGAGATTGCTTGCCATCAGAGTTTAATATTCCTGTCTTGCCAATGGATTGAGTCTGATTGTTCCATGTAACAGCGCTAAATTGAGCATCTGTGCCTAAAACTGATGGTATTCTGCGTATAAAGTAAGGGTTAAAAGCATCCCTAGTCTTTTCAAGTGTCCAAGATGATCTATTAAAGTTCAGCAGCATATAATCGCCTGCTATAACGGCTCCTGTCATGTACTCGTAGGTATCTGCTGATAGATCTCCTGAACCAGGAACATTAAACTTGTCTCCATTGCCTGCGATATTTCTAATACCAGAGTAAAGAACCATCTGTGATTGCTGTTGACCTGCTATTACTGGAACAAAGAAGTTAAGCCGCTCTCCGAACCATGCTACGTATGTAGCCCTAGTCAAAGTACCTGCTGCTGGCGCTTGATAATCTGTGTTGTCTGTAGCGTTAGTGAACCTTTTTACTCCCGATCCATCGTAGAAGTAGATGTCCGACATCCCCTTACCAGTAAATACAAACCTTTGCGAACCGTCAGGCTCAGGATATGAAGTACCAGAAACGTAATCATCGTTAGAAGGTATAAGGAAACTAGTGATAGGATCTGAACTTGTAAAAGGAACTTGATCAAATACATTAGTAATGTCATTGTATTTATAAAGATACTCTTTAGTTATAACTAACAGGTCTTTAGTATCATTAGGAAGAGTATGTTCAAATATTCCCATAACTCTACTGCCATCTAACAATCTATTTCCAAAATGCTTAAATCCCTGTCTAGATTGCAGTTGTTGACGATAAATATATCCATTCAATAGAACAGCGAACGCATCCTTAGGTTCTAGGAAGTTAACTCCTTCCTTAGAAACGCCTGTTGCATATCCTGCTATCTCATAGATATCCATTATTTACCCCAATATACTATGCGGTATTGATATGATATATTAGGCCCAGCTGATCTTCTAGCTCTTATATTAGCGCCGCTCGCATTACTTCCATTCCCAAAAACAAGATTAGTCTTTGCATCATTGGAATTATCAAATCTAGTAAGAGAGCTATAACATTGTACAACGTTTTGTATGCATTTGAAGAATCCAAATGACATATCTTCATTGGCAGTATCTCCAAACATGTATATATATCCATAACTATTGTTATCTACAGTAGTAATATTAGTATATGAAGAGTCAGAAATGCTTACTATATCTCCCGTTTTAAACGATGGAGTAACTTGATAAACGCCATTAGAATTGCAATAGAAAGTCTCAACTCTTGGTATAGAAGCTGATACTTGCTTGTAGTATGTAACCCCATCCATGCTAGCATTTAGGGGCGTTAGATTACCAACTTGCTTGGGCATGTCCACTCTATTGTGGCATCCATCAAAGTTAGCTCCTCTATCCCAGAAATGATTAACATTCTGCGTAGTCTTGATATAAGTAGTGTTAGCCTGACCCGTAGGCGTATTAGTTTTTACTGACTTTGTTCCATCTGGCCAGACTGCATTCCAAACCATAACTACCTCTTCTTAGACATTTTTACTCTAGGTTTCTTAGAATAACCTTCTTTTGCTTTATTAAGAGCTTGAGATATGTCAGCAGGTTTTTTCTTTTTATTCTCTTTAAAGTCTTCTGCTTTATCATAAGCTTCATCCGCAGCTGTATATTTACGCTGGGCTACCCTTTTAGCGGGCTTCTGCATCTTCTTAGATGGAGGCATTGATTCTTTGTATCTCATATTATTTCCTAAATTTAGATAATGTTTCTGCTAATCTTGCTCTCTCACCTAGCTTGCCACCCTTTTTAGCGGCTGTCTTTATCTTCTTAGAAGGTATTTTCTTACCCTGAGGAACTCCGAGTTCCTTGTGAAGAGCGCCTTTCTTTTTAATCGCGCCTGATATCCAATTGCCGAATGCCATATTAAAACCTTGGTAAACATCTTGAATTTTTGATCTGATTGTGTGTTCTAGCCAGCAAAAGCTTCCTTTCATGGTTGAAGTCTTGCTGTATAGCCATCTTAGTTGCTTGATCATAGTTATAATCCCTTACATAGTTCATAGCAGCCCCGTAGGCGATATATCTTAGCCAATAAGCATAAGGTATAGGTGGGTCTCCTTCAGTTGAAAATTCAGGCACTTGTTTATAGCCGTAAATTTTTACAATGTAAGAAGTGTTAGGGATAGTCCTAAAGGTGAATTCGTTCCCATAAAATAGCATCATGGTTGGATATCCAGGGATTAGGATCTCATCATTGTTGATTCCCCACATAGCAAAGAACTGTCCAGGATCTTGGAAAATATCTAGCTGATTCCAAGAAACAGAATTATCAATAGGATCACGCAAGGATATAAATGCTTCTGTTGAGATGGTGACAAAGTCACTATCAGCGCCTACCTCATTAAAAGTGTAGACTCCTGTAGGATTACCCTCATCTATAACAAAAGACAACGTTCCGAACTGTTCAAATACTCTAACGTCGTTAGACATTGCCAAAGCTATAAAATCTTGAATGTACTGCAATAGTGTACTTTGACTAGAATCAGGATCATTAGCGTTCCTTCTAGATATTGCTAACATCATTATTCTTAAGCAATCAGACAAGAGTCTTTGAACGGCCATATTAATCCTTGTAAATTGTTCTCATTGCAAACCTAGGAGTATAGCTAGAAATTCCTGTCTCTTTAGATCCATCAGGATTATTGAACCATTTCCAGATGGGAGTGCCTTTACCCGCTAGATACTCCACTACGCATCTAGGTAGGTCGTATGTCTTTCCAGGATAGAGCTTATTCTTGTAATCGATCATATCATTGCTAAGATATACTGGTAGGTAGTTGTCTGGCTGATCGTTACGACCAAATACAATCCGCTCTGTAGGGTGCAATTCCACCGGACATGGTTTAATCTGGTGTCTGCATATCTTAAGCCTTTTATTCTCTTTGCGCGCTGCGGCATTATATCTGACATAATCCCCCAAAGTATTTAACGGCATATCTTCGATAGCTACTGGCTCTGGCACGCTAACCATAGAAGCTACAACTTCGCTTACTCTTTCTTGTTCATCCATTTTTTGTTTAGCCATTGTTATTTCCATCGTTATAATAAATGTAATTGTGTTCTATTAAATTGCAATTACCTCCTTCAGTATACGGAGGGAAGTTTGTAGAATCTATATCTACAAACGTTATGGGATCTTGAAGCTTAAATGTATCGTCCCCTAGAACAACAATGCGAAAACGATAACCATTTAACTGATCACACCCGTGAGGGTGGGGCATGCATCCATTTAGATTAGTCAACCGTACAAACTGAAAGGAAGTGTAACCGTGCGCTTCAGTTGTTGTGATAACGCATGGATACCCTATACTCACACTTAGTATTGTCGACCTTCTCGGTACTTGCCCCATAGTTTTCCCTAAACTACTAAGTCGCCAAGGTCTGTGACCTCGCCAAACTTGTAGACTTCAATGAGAAATACATCTCCATCCGAACCCATAACGCTAGTTCCTGCCAATAGTTGGTAAGTAACTGGGTTATATTTAAATTGGTTTGGTACATATGGAGTTACATTATAAGGGTAAACTTGTGGATTATTAAGACTAATTACTCTAGTCTCAATATCACAACGTCCACCTGTTACATATGTTTCATATCCAGTTGAATCAATAGGATCATCAGTGATCACATCTTTCAAGCTGAATGTAGTCGCAGATAACACAACGATAGCGTATCTGTTTCCATCAATTTGGCTCATGCCTCTTGGTGTAGGCATTTGATCGCCAAGGTCTGTGATCCTTACGATTTGGTCTGTTTGGAAGTTATGAGCTGCACCAGTTGTAATAACACAAGGCAAAGCCTTAGTTACCGCAGTGATGTTGGCTCTAAACTCTGGGCAACCACCTGGAAGATCTGCAACGGTAAAACCGTTTGTAGCTGTATCCAAGAAGTTGAATGATGCGCCTGCCGAAGAGTCAATTACTTGCTCTTGGTATGCATGTGCAGCAGTAGTTTGACCACGGAACCAAACAGATATTGGCTTACCGGAAGCGGTTCCAGTCCAATCAGATAGGTTGTTAAATACAACTTTATCAGGCTGAAAGTTGAATGTGAATGTATGAGCTGTACCAGCTGACACGAACTTATAGCACTCTGTGCAGGTTTGACCTAAAAAGAGATCAGACATAATTTTACTCCTTAAGCCGCAGCTTTAGTTGATAATAGAGTGACGATGTGTGAGTCATCCAAAATGGCTGCGTTAAACCATGCAGTAAATCCCATAGATTGGAAACGGTTTAAGTAATCATTAAAACCAAGAGGTTTTAAGATCATCTCTGTAGATACTTCATCTAGGCCAACATAACCATATGCATTCGCAGCTACAAAAGTATTGCTGAATACAGGAGGGTTAGCATCGGTAACTTTAACGAGAGTAGATGTTACCCATCTAGCTTCATCGGTTGCTCCGAATTCAGCTTGTAGAGCAGGCTCTTGGCTGCCATATTGGGAAGTAGGTACAAACGCATCTAAAGCACGGATATCGGGCTTAAGTTTAACGTGTGCAGTTACCCAGTATGCGCTTTCCACAGGCCCGGTGCCATAACGTGAAGTTCCTTCGATGACAGGAGCCATCTTCTCGGAATCATTCTCGTCCAAATAAGCAATAGCACGGTTTACGTCTGTTTGTGTAAGCTCTGTGATCGCATTGCCGTTAACACCGTTAAGGCATGAAATTTGTGGAACTGAACTAGCCCATACATCACGCGTTACTTTATCAAGCATAGTATGCATAGTTTGTGACAAGTTATCAGCAGTTTCACTAGCTGTATCATCTTCAACAACTAATATAACTTTACGTGATAACAATACAACTTTACCAAACTCTTGAATAGCAACGTTGATATCGAACTTGTTAACTTGCTCTGGAGCTGGATCAGCATCTTGCGATAAAACTACTGGGTCTGAGTTCAAGTTTTCTTGGCGTCTAAACGCCATAGTATCTGTATTCTTTTGGGGAAGCGTAAACGCTCTGCCAAATAGATTATGTACGCAACGTGGTTTAGAACGTTGCAATAGTGCTCGATGTGCCCATCTGTCGGCCATCGAACCATAGTTGCTTGTGGTTGTTACGGACATTTAATGTCTCCTTTTACAACCCTACCCTACGCTTTTTCGACTGTCTCCAAGCACTAAATTCGGCATCGTTCATGGCCATAACGTCTACAGATTGGTTTAATACTGCCCCCTTAGGCACACTTCCGGGAGCACCGGGAGCATCTCTTTTAGGTATAGTCTTAAGCTTTTGCTGTTCTTTAGGCGACAATTTGTCCATTAGTTCCCATGCCTCTTCATATCTATTTGGAGCACCCTCGATAGCTGCTGCTAGGTTGGGTCTACGTTTTAAAAACTCTGGTAATAAATCATTAATCTTTTCAAACTTCTCTGGATTATTCTTAATCCAGTGACGCTCTTCTACCTTTCGGAGGATTTGTTCTTCTGTCTTTCCGAGATCTTCTTTGGTAGCAGATTCATATTTACTCTCATCAGGTTCAGGAACTGTATCAGCCTTACGCTGCTGCTGTTCCTTTAACCAACGATTTTCAGCCTCAATTTCCTGCCTCTTTCTACGTTCTTTTTGTAAAGCATGTAGTGGTACAGTTGTTAAATCCTGTTGTACTTCTTCTTCTGCTGCTTCATTTATCTCTGGCTCTACAGCCTCGACAGCTTCTACTTCCTCTTCATGAGGGGGTACGGTATCCTCTTTCATTAAAACTCCCGTTTTATATTCGTAAATTAGCCCTTACGTAGGCATTGCACCCTTTGCTTGCAGGTAGGCGACACCTGATTTATTAAACTCTACCTTTAACTTTTCTCCTGGCTTCTTAGCTGCTACCATCCACAGTAGCTCACAAATCCCTCTTGAGTTAGAAACCCAAAAGACCATTTGATTGCTCATAAATGGAGGTAGCTTACTACTAGCTACAGGAGCACTAACATTAAAATTACCTATACTATCAAACTTCATATGCAAAACTAAGAAGTAGTTCTCTCTGAGGTGGGTGTTGCAGTTTACAGCTGCTTCAACCAGATCATCGATAACCTTCTTAAGAGCTACCTTCTGATCAACAAACTCTCTCGGAAGCATTAGCCCACTTATTGGGTCTTGCAACAAAGCCATTACATTCCACTCATACCGCGAAGTGAATCAACTTGCTTCTGAGCTTTTTGTAAAAGCTTATTCGCTTTCTTTTGGTCAGCATTCATGCCAGGCCCGCACATAGGCGAAGTTTCTCTAGCTGCTTTCATCGGATTGTCTTTGTAAGAACAAACACCTTTACCGTTATTCATGAAGGCTCCGCCTCCACCTTTTCCTTTTACTGATGCCATTATAAACCTCCCTGGTTTAATGGATTTTGTTCGATCTGCTGACTTGCAGCAGTCATTTGCTTATCTTCTGATGACCCTTCAGTTTCTGAGTTGATAGCATGTGCTTGCTCTCCTACTTGGGACTTCTGGGCTTCTCTTCCAACTGCTTCTTGTTGCTCTAATTGATTTACAAACTGCAATACCTGCAATATGCGATCTTCTTTGAGCTTAGCGATCTCACCAATAGCTCTTGCACGATCAAGAGCGGCTTGAGCAATGTTTTGCTGAGCTTCTGATTCTCTTTCATCTTTAAGAGCAAGATCACTAATAACTCTTGCCTTACGCTCTTGTGCAAGGCCAAGGTCAGCTTCTTTCTTAGCATTGAGAGATTCGATCTGCATTTGCTGCATTTCTTGCTGCTGTTTAGCTTGCTCGGCGATTTGCTCGTCTTGTTTTTGCATTGCTGCTTCAAGATCACTAAGGCCGGCCATTTGTAGAGCGCGAACGATTTCAGCTTGAGGTACATCAACAATACCCTCTTTCTTGAGATTGATAAGCTCATAATAGTAGGCATCTTTCTGGCTTTGTGATCTAACGCCTTCCTTAATGACGGCATCATACTGCTCAAACTCTTTAGAGTAAAATTGCTCTGTAGGCTTCTCTCCTATGATACGCTCGATCTTTCCAGGAGGCATGTTGTGTTGGATAGCCTTAAGAACAAGGCCACCTAGTAGCTGCTGAGATGTCTCTACCTGGTCAAAGATCTTACGATTACCTCTCAGTCCTTGAGCAATGCGCACTTCGGCTAATCTTCCTGATATTTGTGTATTACCTTTCTCATCTGTGCCTAGAGCCGACTCATTGATGTTAGCTAGCGTTAGGCTTAAGTCATCTAATACTTTCTGGTATTCTATAAGGGCTGGGTTAGCTCCTCCGCCTGTAAGTTGCTGAACTGAATCTAATCCAGCTGGCGCATTCTCAGGATCAACACCGATGAGCTTATTTTGTCCCGATTGCTGCATGTCTTGTGGATCTGGCACAGAGCCAATGAGATATTTAAAGCCTGTGGATATAGTAGAATCCATCATATCCACGATCTTCATATGACGCTTATTAAACTGTCGCTGGTTGAAGTACTGTGTGGCTCCTATACCCTGTATACGCTGTGATGGCATCCAAATAGAGGGCTCCATATATGCGATGATAGGAACAAAAGGATAGGTGTGATCGATGCCTGTCTTATCTGGGCCTACATATACTCTATGACCATTGAGCATGATGTTAAGCTCTACAAACGGCCTATCTACTGTATGGATCTCTACCTTAGGAATCTCTTTCTCATCGATACCCATAATATCGGCTTCATCTCTCATCCGATCAAATCGCTTAATCCCCATTCTAAGGCTATCTTTCTCATCATCTGGAAGATCTGTAATGTCTCTGTAGAATGAAGTTTCAGTATCAACTAGAAATGTTCTCTTCTTAGTAATTCTCTTATAATATTGATCGTAGGCAATAATATTACGATTGCTGGAAAAATTAGTGAACTGAGGGTGATAGGACAGAAATTTATCATCTCTAAAGCTATATTGTAGATCATCGATAACTATAGGATCAATGAAAGGTAATAACTGTTTTGCGTTAGTTCGAGATATTAGATCTCTTGTAATTCCAAAGGAGCAATCAGTTAAATCTTGCTTCTCAAACGTTGGATCAAGGTAGAATGAATTGTATGTGCGTTTATAGAAGGATATATCACCATTAATAAAATCCCTTGAGTAGTCCATCTGCAATCCGCAGAGGGCAATACCACTCTTGAAACCTTCATCACATGCATCTAAAAAGGTAGGGAATCCACCACCCTTATCCCAAATGTAATAGCCTAGCTTTGTGAACTGATCCGCCGTTTTTTGATCACTTCCCTCCACAGGAGCATAGACGACACTATTAATGTTATCACGCAGGTAACCTGAATAAAATTGGAGAGGCCGACGCATAATATTAAATTCAAGAGGCTCTCTCCCCGCTTTAATTAGCTCTTTTCTCTCTTCCTGAGACCACGTATACCCGGACGCAGCTAAAGTGTAAACGTTCGCATCTGTGATAAAGGGATTCCAAAAGTCATGAGCATAACGATAGTTTTCTTGAAATTCTCCTCGTATCTCATTGTCGTTTAGCATTACAAACCCTAAATAATCTTATTTTAATTATATCAGTGTGCGCCTATTGTCTACGGCTTTTTTGTGCTTATCTAATGATCCTGCCATAGTACTAATTGTTTCTATATGATTTACTGCTTGCATGGCATACCTAAATGCATCTGCATAGTTAGAGTGGACATCATGATATGGTTCATCTAAATATCTGCCAGTAGATTCACTCCATTTCTTCCTATATTTAGACATGTGATCTAAGAGACCCTTTACCTTACCTATACTAAATACACAGCGATCTAGCTTAATCTTTGCATGTGATATGCCCATATTAAGGTCGCTACGTTTCAGCACTAGGAACTTAGTAGAAGTATGCGAGAATAACTTACGAAACTCTCTTTCATAGGTGTTTTCAACGATAATGCCATCTCTATGGCCTGAGTCATGAGGAAGGAAGATTGTGTTTAGAATGTATTTCTTATCTTGAAGTAAGAAGCGAGCATAGAAGTCTACCCCCTTATTCTTATCTTCATAATAATCAATAATGCGTATCTCGCCATGAACTACCTGAAAGAATACCATCACAGTTAAATCATTAACTCCAATGTCCATTGCCACATATACAGGCGCTAAAGCATCGTAAATAGAGGAGTTAATACATCTGCTAGACTGATATGCTGCCTCAATACCTTGAGCGTAATAATAGGCATCTGAAGAAGAAAGGAAGGCTTCCGATACTGTAGAAGGGAACTCTTGCTTAAGCTTATCTCCCAATATTCTCTTTTGCTGGGCGTACCAGTATTTCTGTTGTGCGCTAAGGGTACAGTTGGTTTCTTTTTGCACGCGACTGAAGTAATCTTCTAAATCTATGTCATACACAACTGGTGTATCCATAGAATAGGTAGGCTCATCAAACCAAGGAAAGAAGTGTAGGTGATAATCTAATAGATTAAGGTTGTCATTACCTCTTTGAGATGCTGCATGTGTCATGTCAGCAAAGAAACCTTCGTTACCCTCCCCTGTACTCTCAATCGTTACCTTGCCATCTTTAGGGACGGCTTGTAGTGTACCTGTGATAACCTCTTCTGCTTTTAATGGTGATCTAGCACATGTCTTACCAAACTCTGATACAAGGATACAAGGGTAAGATCCTCCCCTTAATGACGTATCCACTCGCAAATAAGATCCATTATCGAACGCAATCTCTCTAGCTGAGCTGGTGACAACGCCAACCAAAGGCTTGAGAGCACTCGGAAAAGTGTCCAGTGCATGACCGATAATACGTTTGAAAATATGCTGCGCATGTTCAAGGGAATAACTCACAATTCCACAAGCTAAATTCTCATTAAAGAGAGCATCATCTAGAATGTCAAGTACAGCATATGTAGACATACCTAATTGCCTAGCTTTAAGTATTAACTTACGCTTATGAGTGCATGCACAGACTTGAGATTGAACAGCATTTAACTTAAAGGGAATGCTATTACCATTGCGATCGACAATGCGATATAGATTGTTAAGACGCCATTCCTTAGATGTTATGATGATTCACTCTCTTTCTGTACTATCTCCCCATCTTTAATGCCCTTAATAAGAGCCGCTAGATTCTGCTTGTTTACATCTTTCTTCTCTTTATCCCACCCGAATTTGTTTCTCATGATCATTTGAAGAGATGCTGTATTTGCTTTTACGTTTTGTCCTTTAGCGGAATCTGCGACTACCTTTTCCCAACCTTGATAACCCTTCATTTTCGCTACTTCCATATGTATGGCGGGAAACTCATCTGGGTACTTTTCTATATAAGATAATAACGTTTTGTAAGTACATGTTAATTGTTCATGTTCAAAATAGAATGAATCGGTACTAAGTCCAGAAGCCACATGTTCGCAGTACTCAGCATAGGCTTGCTGCCTAATATCGGGGTTTTTAAGCTTAACTCCAAACTTATTTCCCTTCATTGGAGTTGGATTAGCTTTTCTAGGTGTCATTTATAAGACCTCTTTGGCTGTATTAATACAAATACAATATTTAATTATCAACAAAATTTACTATCACATGATATTGGTTGTTAAAAATGACACACGTGTGTTATATTTAACACATCGAAGCGGTTCTCCTCGCAGGGTTCGCCCTAACAGTCGCAGATAAGCCAAGATAAAAAACAAAAAAAGGAACATTTATGAACGAATTACAAGATTGGAAAGAAGAATTGATAGATATGTTTGGTGATGATTGGCAACAAGTAGCGCAAGCTTGGGAATATGCAGAGTCGGAGGCTTCAGATGAGTAGTTGGCAAACATGTTATGACAACCAAGAACCAGATATCGAAGAAGAAGAGTACAAAGAAATCGATTTAGAAGATTCTGATGTAGATGATATGGTAGATTTTATGAAAGCACGGGCTTATTGGCCTTAGGAGGATTTATGTTTATAGGTGGTATTATTGTAGGATTTGTGGCTGCTTCTGGCCTTTACTGGGGTCTTATTCATGGCAGGTAAGAAACCAAGAGATTGGGAAAAAGTAACTGTATATTTATCGATCTCTACGGCACTTTCATTCATATTCTTTATGATTGCCGATATGAAAGAAAGAACTAGAGCTTTAGAAGTAGAGATGGTAAACATTAAGAATATATTATGAATATATTATTTATGATTAGTTTTGCAGGTGTGGGCATATGTTTTTTACATATGTCTTATAGATTACATTGGGCAGAAGAAAATTTAAGATTATTAAAAATGCGAATTGATTCACTAGAAAAAAACAATTGGAAATAACATGAAGCGATTATGGAAAAAGATTAAGACTGCTTTGCTAGATTGGAGAATTGAGTCTCCTTGTTGCAAACCAGGAAAGCTACACATCAATACCTTTGAAGACGCCTACGAGCATTTAAAAGACTGTGCAGAATTGAGCTTAGAGTCTAAGTCAAACTTCCTGGTAGCTAAAGAAATTAAGAAAATATCCAAAGAAATCAAGTGCAAGAAAAAGTAATGTCTTCAGAAGAGATTGAGGCAGCGGCTGATCATTTTGTACAGCGCTGCGCAGAGCTGCAGAATAAGATCATTGAGTTTGTTGTAGATAAGGAATATTGTCATAATACCCTATTGACTGTATGCACAAGCCTAATGGCCATCAGTATGGCTGCGGCTTGTATGGAGGAGGAAATATGTACAAATGCGGATGAAATCCCATCCGCACCGAATTAGCATGACTTAGACATCTTTTTCTTAATCATCTTAACTTTCTTTGCTGGCATCTTAGCTTTAATCTTTTCTAGTACTTTTTCTTTCATCTTTGCTTTCATATAATCCTTTGAAAACGTTCCTCATTATAGCGCTACTAGACCTGCAAATGGAATTTCTAGGATCGCCCGGAACCCGTTAGCATATCTATGAGGAACAAAAAAGAATTTACTATAATAAAAAATACTATGTCAAGTGCTCAAAACCACAGCTAAAATCTCATCATCTTTGAAGATCAAATACTCGTTCTTGTCATCTTCAGTTTTGATAGGTTGCCCTGTATGAGGAGCAAAGATCACCTTGTCGTTTATGTACATGTTAGGCACATCTCCGACAGCAACGATTGTCCCCTCATTAAGCCTAATGTTTGCTGTTAGTTGCACAATGACTGACGATTTCTGCTCGGGCTGTGATCTTTTAACTAAGATACGTTTGCCCATTGGCTTGATATTCATTTATTTCCCTTAAGTTTGATAGGATGAGATAATTGTTTCTCTACCTGTGTAGATTGTAGGATATCTCTTTCCGTTATTTTACCTGAAGATTCCTTGATAATTCTTCTAATTAGCTTCTTTGAAGGCTTCAAACGTCCCGCCATAAGAGACGAAAGGTATGTCCTTGCAACTTCTATCTGTTCCGCGAAGTCTTTCCCTGTGATGTTATGCTCAAAAAGGTAACGGCGAATGTTCATTTTTTAACACCTGTGTTATTTTTCATCTTGTTATAAAATGTAACAGACAGGTAATATATAGGAAAGAGAAAAAAAATAAACCCGAAAGGAGACAAGATGAGCCAAAATAGCCTAATACCAACTACAGACGAAATGAACATCGTACAGTCAATGGCCAAGCGTGCTGTTGAATCTAAATACTTCCAAGCACTTGGCGGAGAGTCTGGATTAGCCATGATCATGCTTTATGCTAGAGACCTTAATATTCCTCTAACCCAAGCGATCTTTGGTGGCATGCACTCTATCCAAGGTAAGATCACAATCAGCGCTAACATGATGAATAACCTTATACGTAAGGCTGGACACAGACTAGAGATCATAGAGAACAGCAACAATCAATGTACTATTAAGGGGACACGAAGAGATACAGGAGATAGCTGCACATGTGGATTTAGCATTGCTGATGCTAAGCTAGCCGGTGTATATAAGGCTGGCGGTAGCTGGGACAAGTATCCTTCAGATATGTGCTTCGCTAGAGCTATATCAAGGTTAGCCAGAAGGTTGTTCCCAGATATCATAGGCCCATCTTATGTTGAGGGAGAGTTAGACAAGCCAGAGAAAGAAGAAGCTAAGAAAGAGCAAAAGTCTTTTGATCAGGCCGTAGAAGTTG